TTATGGAGTCTCTTCCAAGCACACTTGCTGATGGACTTGCAAAAAGAAAACTTATAAAGAATATTAAGGATATGTATTCTGCAAAAGGAACAGCAGACGGACACAAACTATTCTTTAGAATTCTTTTCAATGAAGAACCAACAATCGTTTACCCTAGAGACAATCTTCTTCGTCCATCTGATGGTCAATGGTCTAGAGATTCAATTATGCGTGTTGTTGAATCTTCTACATCTGATTTCAATAAAGCTATTGGACAAAGAATTACTGGTTCAACTTCTGGTGCAACAGCACTTATTGGAACAGTTATTAAGTTTAGAGAGGGTGCAGTTCAAATTGCAGAACTAAACCTAGATACTGATTCAATAACTGGAACATTTGCTAGTGGGGAAACAATCACCACAACAGATGTGGAACTTGATTTAGAAATTTCTGCTACTGTAAAAAGTATTCTTACTTCTGCTACAGTAACTTCTGGTGGAGCATACTATAGAACTGGTGATAACATTGTTGTTGGTTCTGGCGGTAATGATGCTGCTGTTGCTAAAGTAGAATCTGCTGGAACTGGTTCAGTAGATAAAATTATTATTGAAAATGGTGGTAGTGGATATACTATTGGTGATACTATTCTGTTTAATACTACTGATACTGGTGGTTCTGACGTTTCGGCCGAAATCGCTATTGTTGGNGGGGCATTTGTTTTAGAAGGTATTACTTCTCCAGATCATTTTATTACTGAAGATAATGATCCAATCATTACTGAAGATGCTTTGTTCCTTCATCAAGAAACAACAATTGGTGATGATGACTATTTAATATTAGAAGATGGTAGTAATATTATAATTGAAGAAGAAACCTTTAATGACTTAGGAGTTTCTTCAGAGATTGGTGAGATTACTTCTGTTAGAATTATAAACCCTGGCAATGGTTTCACTAAACTTCCAACCATCACAGTTACTTCAAGCACAGGAAGTAGCGCAAGTCTATTTGGTTCTTCTATAATTGAACCAAGAATTGGTCATGTTGAAGGAATCAGTATTTCTAATTTTGGTTTAGATTACAATACTGCACCAACACTTACATTTAATAAGAATGTTCTCATTACAAATGTAACAGGAAGTTTCATCGCTGGAGATACTCTAACATCTCATCAAGCAACAGTCATATCTTTTGATTCAAATACAAACATTCTAGAACTTCAGTCTGATGTCATCTACAATGATGGTGATATTATTACTTCTGCAACTGGAGCTACTGCAACGATTAGACAATCTGATACTGCTAGAGGAGTTTCAACAATCGGTATTATTGGAAATACTGTTGCTGGATTTGTATCTGACAAAGGTAAGGTGTCGGTTGACACGATGAGAATTCAAGATAGTTTCTATTATCAAGATTACTCTTATGTTGTTCGTATTGGTGAATCAATCAACCAATGGAGAGAATCTATTCGTAGGTCTGTTCATCCAGCTGGTTGGAATGTCTTTGGTGAAGTTTCTTTTGCATCACAAGTAAGTGCTGCAATTCAAGTTCCTGCTGCTGGTAGTGTTGGTGATAGTGGTTCACCAGATACATTCACTCCAGAACTTGCATCTACATTTACGAACATCTTCACCACAATCTTTGGAAGAAGGTTGGCCACATCTACGCAGAAGGCTCTTAATGCAAGTCCAAAGGTTGGTGTTAATAATATTGAAGACTTAGATAGTTCAGAGAGAGATTTAACATTAACACAAACTGTTACTGTTAAAATGAATGTGGGAAGAGGTTCGCATTGGACAGGACACACCTCTCTTGCAAATCTTCCAATATATGCTTTTGCTGTTCAACCAATATTGACAGACGAAATTGCTTCAAACTATCTTGATCCAGCTGGAAGAAGAACTAAGACAGGAAGAAATTTCACTTCCGATCAATATACTATTGNTCAGTTTGGTCATATAACAATCAAGTCTGTATCAGATTATTTCTATTTAAGACAGGATGATGGACTAGATGGTGACGGTGATAAAATTGTATTGGAAACAGCTACTGCTATTGGTTCTGGATACCTTCAAGGAGAAGAACTAAATATACCAGATACGGCATATGCAACTCGTATCAATGTTCCACCACCTTCACAGATTAGTATTATATCTCGTGGTGGTTTGATTAATGCATTTGATAATGACTACATCACATTTGATGACGGCATCAATGCATTTGATGAAACTGCTGGTGTTGGAATTGATAGAGATACAGAAGGAAGATTTACAACATCGTTTGATCAGAGTGGAACATTCGGTGTAGGTTTCGATCAATCTACTGTATCATTTGATGTTGCATCTGGAAACGAACAAGATTATGAACTGAAGAAGTTTGATGAAAATGATGTTGGATTTGATGCTACTGAACATACATTCGATAGAGCTACACCAGATGGAACTCTACCAATTAAGTTTAGTAGAATTGATGAAATCAGATTTGATTCAAACAACATAACATTTAACACGGAATATGGAATTCTCTCATCTACTTTTGATGGATTGGGAGATTCATTCGATGAAACTACGAATACCTTTGACAAAGATGTATAAATAAAGGTATAAGGGATATTTTTTAGGAGAACCCAACATGGCATATCAAGCAATCGGGCGTGGAACTTCTGCGAATGACGGAACAGGTGACGACCTTCGCACCGGCGCAGGGAAAATCAACGCCAACTTCGTAGAAATCTATACCAAACTTGGTGACGGTTCTACACTAACTTCTGACACAGTGACACTAAACACTGCAAGTCAAACTTTAACTAACAAAACAATTGATGCATCTAGCAACACAATCTCAAACATTACAAATGCAATGTTGAGTGGAACAGCTGGTATTACAAATGCTAATCTTGCTAACAATGATGTAACAGTTGGAACTACTGCAATCGCACTTGGTGCTTCATCTACAACTCTTGCTGGACTAACCAGTGTTACCTCAACAAACTTTGTTGGTGATATTACTGGAGATGTAACTGGTAATGTAACTGGTAATGTTGACGGTGCAATTGGTACTACAACTCCATCTTCTGGAACATTTACTACAGTCAATTCTTCTGGTAATATTACTGGAAACTTGGTTGGTAATATTTCAACATCATCTGGTAACTTGCAACTTAACGCTGCAACTCAAATCGTTGAGGTTCGTGGTGACGGTTCTACAACAGAAGGTGCAATTGTTCTTAACTGTGAAACTAATGCACACGGACAGACAATTAAACCACAACCACATAGTGCGGCAGTAACTAACGAAATGTTGCTTCCTGCTGGTGCAAACTCTACTCTTGTTTCAGAGGTTGCAACACAGACACTTACTAACAAGACTGTGGATTCTGCAAATAACACTCTTACCGTTGATCTTTCTACAGCAACTGTAACTGGAACAACTGCTGAGTTTAATACTGCACTGTCTGACGGTGACTTTGCAACACTTGCTGGAACAGAGACACTAACAAATAAAACTTTGACATCTCCAGATGTAAATGGATTGACTTCCTTTACTGGTTCTTTGGAACAAATCTCTGGGCCTAATGCTGTAAATGCTACAGACCTTATTACTGAGATTACGACAACTGGAACTGGTGATGCACTTACTCTTGTTAATGGACAGGCTGGACAAGTAAAGATTATTTCATATGTTGCAGAGGGTGCTGGTTCTGATACTGCAATTCTCACTCCAACAACTTTCCTCGGCGGAACAACTATTACTTTCACTGACTTGGGTGATTCTGTAACTCTTGTTTATACAAATGCTGGATGGGCAGTTGTAGGACAAAACGGCGTAACAATCGCATAAGGATAAAAAAGTATGGCACTAGATAGAATCAACGCAACGGCACTATTGGATGGTGGGGTAACAACAGCTGATATTGCTGATGATGCTGTAACAACTGCAAAGATTGCCGCTGGGGCTGTTGATACAACAGAACTTGCTAGTGGTGCAGTCACTTCTGCAAAGATTGCCGCTGGGGCTGTTGATACAACAGAACTTGCTGATGATGCTGTCACTTCTGCAAAACTGGATACTAATATTGATGTGGCAGGAACACTGGATGTTACTGGAACACTAACTGCTGATAGTAATGTATCAGTCGCTGGCAATATAAATCTTGCAGTAAATCAAGAAATAAACATACCATCTGCATCTGTTGATTTTGATATTAAATCCTTTGCTGGGGCTGCTGACTATCTTGCACTGAGATCCACATATAGTGGGACAACATACACTGGAGTAAAAGTAGATTATTTGGGCAGAGTGGTTGCACCATATGGCATCACTTTGGGGGTAGCAGAAAGCTCTGGTTATGTTGCTGCAAATAATTTAGAAGATTATGAAGAAGGCTCATGGACTCCAAATATTGGTGCCGATGCAACTTATACTAATCAACAAGGAATATATACAAAAATAGGTAGATATGTTT